GGCATAAGTAGCAGTAGAGCCGCCCTCAAAAAATGCACCCGGGATCGGGATGAAGACCGGAAAGCCCGCGCCAGAGTTGTAGTACCAGACCGACTTCTTTCCCGACGAAAACTTGATCATGCGGGCATAGCAGGACATGGAAACGATATTGTCCGGGAAGTAAGACAGCGTTGAGACGTTGAGGCCGGTCCACACCGTCGCATCTTCCAGGTTCGATTGCTGGAAGGTGTGACTGTTCTGGATGGTGGCGATCACGTAGCCATCGACGAATCCGATCTGCGAGATCGGGCCTTCAAACTGCGAGGCTACGACCGCGTAAAGAGAGTTGTTCGCGACCGCGGCAATGTTGATTGCAAACGTCCCATCGCCTGAGCCGGTCAGAACTGTGGTGGCGACGCCATTCTGGACGACATTGCCCGATCCCGGCGTGAAAATAAACGCGGTGACTCCGCCCGTTCCATTGATCGCTGTGACTTCGTAAGTTGCCCCGGTGCCGAGGATGGTTCCGGTATCGCCGACCGAGTAGCCGGTGCCTGCGATGTGTACCGAGGCGGATGTGATCGCGCCCGCGAAGGTCAGGACATAAAGATTGCCATTGTTCAGGATGACCAGCTGGGTCTGATTCGCGGTCATCATCGGGGTGCGTAGCGGGATTCCGCCGATGGAGCCGTAATTGGTGATCGCGCCCGACTGATTGATTTCGTAGAGGTTCGAAGCCGCCGCGAATAATCTTCCATTGATAAAGAAGAGACACGGAATCGAATGCTCGCCGGGAATCGAGGCGAAGACTTTCCGCCCCGGCGTATGCAGCAGCGCAATCGGCGTCTTCGCGTTGGGGGAGCCGGACTGCTCGCAGTAGCAGTTCATGGCGTCCTCGTCATCCACGTTGGGCGACTGCGAAACATAAGTCGGCCCGCAAAATCCCCAATTTCCCGCCATGGCTTACTGCGGTCGGCCTCCGGGATAGTTCCCATAAGCCCAGTTGAAATCCTGCCTCTGTCCGCTCGGCTTGGCCTGCGGCATCCCTAAATCCTGCGTACACATGCGGGGAGATTTCGCGTTGTTACCAAACACTGCCGCTCTTGCTGATAGAGCATCTTTCGCCAAACTTGCCGACGGCGCGCGATTCGATCCCGAAAGCAGCATTTCGGCGAGCGTGAGCTTTAGCGCAACGCGATAGGCCGGTGGAAGTGTCTCCGGCCCGCCAGGTCCACCGATGGGGTCTTGAATCTGGGTGAACTGCGAAACCGTCTGCCAGATTTGCAAGCGCACTTGCCGCTGGATATTGCACACCGGCCAGAAGTAGAGCGAGCCATCGGGGAACGTCGGGTCGTAGTAAAGATCGGTTGGGACGTTGGTCTGGATTTGCTTGACCTGCTGTGCCGCCCACCATTCCCGGTCGCGGATGTTGATCGCTAAATCCACCAATCCGGTTTCTGAACTGTTTTGCAAAAGCAGCGCCGCCGACTCGATCCGCACCGGGCGCGGCTGCGGAGCCGTCGAAAAGGTTGCCAGCCCGCTCGGCCCAATGGTGTGCGGGCTTAAATTCGCGACCAAGGTGTAAATGTTGAAGGCATAGGAGTAAACATAAGCCTGCCTCGCCTGCCACAAGTCCACGAGATCGTTGAATTTGCGAAAGACCCACTGCACTTCGTCCGAACCGGGGTCTTCGCCCGGTGCAAGCGCCCCGATTTCAATCAGGGCATCCTTGCAGATGTCGTAACCCCGGTAAGTGAGTGGCGCGGGAGGAATTACTGGAGGTGAAATGGGCATGGGAAGTTAGCGACTAGCCTGCTTGATCCGCTTCATCGAGCGCGGCCAGCTCTTCGGCTGACATTTCTTCTTCGCGCTTCGGTTCGGAGCTGGCCGGGGCGGCGATTCCGGCGCGGCTCACCTTTGAGTAATCGTGATTGGGGGAAGGCTTCAGCTCGAAGCCCCGCTTGAGCGCCGCCTTCTGCTCTTTCTCGCTCGCTACCTTGAGCACGCGCCCGCTCTCGTGGTGATAGAGCATCTTGGGGAATTCATTCTGGGGATCGAACGGGTTGTAGTTCTTGCGCGGCGGGTTGTTGATGTCGGTGATTTCGACGGTGGGCTTATCCACGGTGAAGCTGTTCTGTACCATCGGTTCTGCCTCTAATTCTGGATTTTGTTTCTGGGTTAAAAGCTGTTTTCGCACAGCCGCATCACGGGGCACGCCGGTCAGATCGAATTCGAGCGGCCAGCGCTCCCGGCGCAACTTCGCTGTGGATTCATTGACCGGCACAAGAAAAGACGGGCACGGCGGAAAGAATCGGAGCGGCCAGGTTCGACCGCCCCGCACAATCTAGTAAAACGCGAAGTATGGTCCTTGCGCCGTGGTATAGGCGGTCGGAGCCACAATCGTTGCCGGAATCGTGCCGTAAGTCTGCCCCGTATAAATCTGGGTGAAGAGTCCCGCATTGCCGTCTGCGGTCACGGTCAGATTCAGGGTGTCGGAGCTGGACTGGGCTTGCGAGCAGCCAATGTAGGTCGCCGGGCCCACCGCGAATACGGGTGCGGTGAAGGGAAGCGCCTGGTACTGGCTGGCCGTTCCGCTCGTGGTCGTGGTTCCGCTATTTGCGATCAGAACGCCCGCCGCATCGTAGAGGATCACGTCGCGGTGGCCGTTGCCGGTGGTTGCACCGTTCAAAATCTCCAGGCCCGTCAAGGTTTTATTCACGGGCAAGTAGATTTGCGAGCAGTACATGCTGGTATTGGTGGTCGCGGTCGAAGTGCCCACGCCGGTCAACACCGCTCCGCCGGGAGCGGGAGAAAAGGTGACCGCGGGAAGCACTCCACTGATGCCGCGCACCCAGATTCCGCCCAGGCAATCGGAGTACACGTTGTTGTTGATGTCGATGTAGGGCACCACCAACCCCGAAGTCCGGCTGCAACTGCCGAAGGGATAGCCCACCGGGTTCTGGCTGTGAAAGTAGCTCGGCGGTCCAAACCAGACCTTCGCGGCATTCGGGTGCGTGCTGACCCGCGTGCTCGGCCCAGCGCCGCGAGTCACCGAAACGGTGTTCGCAGTGGTGTTGACGGAGTTCACGAAGTCGGCTTCCCCTTCGATGAAGAGCATCGTATTCCCGGCGGTGATGCCGGTCACCGATGTCAGGTGGAAGATATTCGACTGGGTTCCGGTATTGGTGATGGCTGCCGCCAATGTGGTATTGGAGACGTAGATTTGCCCGAACGACATCGAAGCCGCCAGGAGCAAACCAAAAAGAATCAGCGAGTGTTTGAAAGTGTTTTTCATGGTTAGGCTCCCAAGAGGCCAACGCAAGCGTTGTCCTGGTAGAGATTGCCGAAGCCGCCCACGGTATCGAAGCGGTTGATCTGCAAGCTGTGGTAGGCGTCCCAGGCTTTGACGAAGCGTACCGGAATACCGGTGGCCTTGTCTTCGGCCTGGCTGCGCGCTTCAACGGCTTTGGGCAGATAGAAGCGCATCCCGACGATGGCGAAGGCCATCGGGGTCATGGCCATGCCGACCGTGCCGGTTGCGCCGTTCGGGTTCGCGGTTCCGGGCCAGAGGACGAGCGCCGCGCCGTTGACGGGCAGAGCATCCACATTCTGATACTGGCTGAAGCCGCTGGGATCGTTCGGGTCCGGCCCATAGATCGCGGGCAGGATGGTGATGGTATCGGCTCCGCCCGTCAACGTGAAGTCCTGCGTCACGGTGAAGGTTTGCGGAGTCAGCGGGCCAGGTGGCCGTCTGCTGCGGGGGTTGACGAAGTTCACATTGGCGATGGAAATCTTGTCGCCCTGGTGAATCGTGTCGCCCGAGGTGCCGGTAATGATGAGCGAAGTTCCGCTCTGTCCGCTGCCGGTCACGGTCACCGCACCCGCCCAGGTTCCGGCAGTCTGCGAGTACAGGTTCTGCTCTTCAAAGACGTCGAAGGTTTTCAGCTTGCCCATCGAGCCTTCTTTGAAGGCCATCGTGATCTCATCGCTCGGATTAAAGAGCGAGGTCACCGGAGTGTTGATCGAGTTGGTCTGCATGGAAGAAGAAATCAGTGCAGCCCGTTTCTTTGACAGGTACGATCCGGCTTTTTGCAGCAACCGGGCGCGGGCCTGATCGAGAAACACGATGGACGTGGGATCGGTGCCGAGCGAGCCCACAATTTGCGAACAGTTGTTCTTCGCAAACAGCGCTCCACGGGAATCCCATTCGTTCGCAAGCTGCACGCCAGCCGGAGCCAGGTACTGCTCGCGAATTTCTTCCTCCGACCGCTCCGCCTTGACTGCGGCTTCGTAGTCGTCCCACTGAAAATCAATCCCGAACGGTTCGTCGAGCGAGATCGTGGTCGAAATGCGGTTGATGCCTTGCGGGTTGTATCCGAGACCATTTCGGATGGTGAACTGTTGCGGGAACTTGACTTGAATCGTGGTGCCGACGGCCCACGCCTTCTCGTAGTCCTTTTCCCAGTCGTGGTTGAAATATTCGACGATCTTCAGCGCGTTTTTCAGGTTGCGCAGAACTTCCATCGAAATCCAACTGGTATTTAGAAACAGGTTAGCCATTTATTTCCTCTTGAGGCGCGCGAGTTCCTTCGCGTTCTGGGCGCGGGAATAGGTCTCGAAGTCGCCGTCTTCTAGGGCTTGCTCGACCGCTTCCTTAGCCACGGTTCCCTTGCCGGAAACCTGGTGGGGCGGGCGCGAAGCCTGGGTTACGGGTTTTGCAGAGGACGAGGAAGAAGATTTCTCGCCGCTACCGGAGCCGGAGACCCTGGCCTCGATCTCCATCAGCGCACGGAATTGCCGCTGCGGAGTCATCAGGCTCTGGAATTTGCCGGTCTTCGGGTCGTAGTCGCGATAGAAGCCCGCCAAGACTTCCGGGTGCTGGCCCAAGTAGTACAAGACTTCGCCGCCCTGATCGGAGTCGTGAATGAACATCTCCGCCACTGATCCGGCGGGGATGGTCAAATCTTCACTCAACGCCACCTGGTCAAAGTCCGCGTATTTCGCGCGCGGAGCTTCGAGTTTTTTGGCGAGAGCGGTGGCCCGTTCCCGAAATTGCTGCTGCTCGGCGGTTTCCCTTGCCGTCTTCGCCGATGTCTCCTGAAATTCGCGGATTGCGTCTTGCTTCAGCCATGCGTCCTTCGCGTCTTCGTACTCGTTGTAGTTCGCATAGCGGGGTTTTCCGGTTTTCGGGTCGATGTCGTCAATTTTGGGCTTGGGTGCGGTCTTCGATTTCGGCTCAGTCGCAGCTTGCGAGGTCTGCTCGGTTTCACGCTGGGCTTCCTGCGCCGGTTTCGATTGCGCTTGGGCTCGCAGCCGCTCTTTCAGCTCGCGATTCTCGCGGCTTAACTTCTGCCAGCGGCTTTCGCTGGCGGCGGCGGTCTTCTGGGTTCTCTTCTCTTCTGTCTGCGTGGAAGCGGCTTCCGAGGCCGCAGCGGTTTCGGATTCGGAGGCTGCCGAGGCATCCGGTTTCTCTGGCTGATCTTCTTTTGCGGACGAGGCCGAATCGTCCTTCTTTTCTGACTTGAATTCTCCGGTGAGGCGATAGTGCGGATCGTCCGGCAGAAAACCGGTTTCCATCGCTTCATTCATTGAATTCGGAGTTTCGAGATCGGCTGCCGAGGCCGAATCAGTGACGGCGGTTTTGCTCATAGGGTTGTCCTTGGTGGTTTCCGCTTAACGCAACGGAGGCGAAATGGAGCTAAAGTCTAGGGTTCCTGGGGCTCGTGCGCTGCCGCCTGGCTCTGCAAAGCGCCAGTCTGGTCCGCCTCCTGCGCCGACTGCAAGGAAGCCGTTTGCGCGGCGAGCTTCGCCATCTGGCTGTCATGCTGCTGGGCGTGCGCCTGCAACGCCACATCGTGCGCGGCGGTGTGGTTCTCGACCCAGAATTCGTGATACATCTGCTGGCGCTCGCTTTCGCTCTGCGCCTTGGCGGTGATTTCGGCGAGCAACACCTTGATGTCATTCGCCAGTTGCGCCCGCTGGTTGTCTCCGTCTTCTTTCATCTGCTGCATGATGAGCTTGGTCTGCTGTTCGAGAACCTTTCCGGCGCGCTCCATGTGCAAAGCGGAATTTTCGGTCTGCGCCATCTGCAACTGACCTTGGAGCTGCTGCACGATAGCCTGCGCTTCGGGCGGAAGATTATCGGCGGGCGGGGGATCGAAGACATCGGCGATCTGCTGGCCGATAGGGCCGAGCGTGGGCCGCATTCGGATGCCAAGGGCTAAGACCTTTGCGGCGGGCGTTCCCGGTTGCGGCAGATTGGCAATATTCTGGATCAGCGAATCGACAAAGGCGTCCTGCTCGTCGCGTTCCGAGTCATAGCTGGGTCCGGTCGAGATGGTGACGCCGAAGTCACCTTTTCCGGTGTGCAGGTGGCCGGGATCGAGGTCTTGCACTTCGTAGGTGCCGTCATCGCGCAGCGGGTGTGAGGTGTTCCCAACCAGTTGCATCACCGAACGTTTCCCATCCGGTGCGCTAATCGGCATCTCGCGCTGGGTGTCGAGTACCGGCGTAATCAGTTCGTTGATCTGCCAGCCCATGTTATGCAGGAAGCAGTTTTCGTAGCGGTCAACAAAATGGAATGAGCCCAGCGATTCCATATCGTCGATCTTTTCGAGAGCTACGCCGGATTTTTGGTTTCGCCGCTGCGCGGCATCCGGCAGAGGAGTAATTCCCATCGCGGCCTGAACGGCGCGGCCAGCGGCATCTTTGGCGACTTCCCATATCTCGAAGTTCGGCTGCCACACGGGGCGAGCGGGCGGCGCTACGGGCTGACCAGCATCGAGCACGATGTCATATTGCAGGTAAGCGTGCGGAACCTTGGTGACTTCATCCCAGGCTTCCTTATCGGATTCAAACTGTCCCTTCGCACCGACGAATGGTGCTTTTGGAATCTGGCCAGCCTCTTCGCATTCTCCCGATGCCAGGTAGTCGAGGAGCATTTGCGGATCGCGGGCGAATCGGACCATCGAGAGCAGTTGCCGCTTGGCGATGCCGCCTTCGGTCGTCCAGCGCTCCGGGCCTAAACAGGAAATGATGGGGATGCGGCTGCCATCCCACGGCACCTTATCGAGGATTTCGAGGCCGTTGGTCATATACTGGAAGACTTTGGGGATTTCCACCTGCCGCTCACGCTTGACCAAGCCTGATGCGCCTTGTTCCTTGGCGGCTTTCCACTCGTCTTCGCCAAAAACAATCGGGCCGTTCTTTGTTTCGACCAGCAGCAAGGTTTTCAGCCTGGCCTGCATCTTCCAGAATTCGCCGAGCTGAACATATTTATCCTTGATCCAATCCGTGACCGTCGAATCGTTCAAATCCTGATCGCCGAAGTCGGTGACACGGGCTTTCGGATACTTGCGTTGAAAGTCCTTCTTGGGAATCAGGTCGAGATAGAAGGCGTCGGGAAGGTCTGAGGCGTCCGGCTGTTTGTAGTAGGGCGAAAGCAGCACGGTGTCCGGGTTCATCACCGGCTTGATGATGATGTCCATGTCGAAGCTGGAATCATCTTTGTACTCGGTGCGCAGCACGGCAAAGCCATAGCTGCGCTCAATCATCGATTGGAATGCGCCGAGATAGATCGGCTGGGCTTGCGAGCGCTCCTCGATCCCCATGATGGCTGCGGAGCGTTTCTGCGCATCCTGGTCGTTGGCTCCGTTGCCTTTCGGAATCGTCTTGACTGCGCGCTTCGACTTGCGGACGTTGCCGCTCACTTGCGCGAGAAACTGATTCAACTGATCGAGATGGATGCAGGGCCGCCCCGAGCCTTTACGGGCGTCGCGATCTTCCTGCGTCCACGGGCCTTCGGGCGAAATGGCACGCATGTCGGAGGCGGCTTCGTCGCGGATTTCGCGCCAGCCATCGCGGTAGTCCTGATAGCAGTCGCGGATTTCTTTGGGAGTGGGGTCGGACACGGAAAAGCTATTGAAGGATTACAGACTTTGCAGCGCACTCGGGACACAGACACTTCTCTTCGTTGAAATCCCAGCCCAAGAGGCGCGCATCGCGGTAACCGTCTTGCTCGTCCCATACGCGACGGCGCTGCTTGATTTTGCAGCGGGAACATTCAAGCGTCATGGTGGCGCGCCCCGGAACGTGCTGCGGGCAGTAGGTCTTCTGTGTTCCGTTGCGCTCGGCCCAGCGCCAGCCTGCATCCTGCGCCGCTTTCAGCGCCAGCTTGCGTGTATCCGCAGGGAATTGACCGGCTATCGTGCAATGGGTGCAGATCAGCTCGACCATGCCTTTCGCTTCGGCGTGCTTGCGGGCCGCGATGGCATCTTCCGCCAGTTTAGCGAGTTTGTATTCGTCCGATTCGATCTCGCCGACCTTGAAGGGCTGCGGAAAGTGCGGATTATCCTGGTGGATCACGTCCCACTGCTCGCGCTCGGCCTTCTCGTGAATTTCGCGTTCGTACACATCCAGAGGCTTTGCTAGGAAACACAGATGAGGCCGCAGCGCTTCGTAGGCGATCCGGCGCTGATCTTTCGCGGTAGACATCAGCAAGCCACGGAAAGAATTGTGCGTGGTATAGAGCGTGGCGATCTGGGCGCACAAGTTCGCATCGTCAATTCCGCCAAAGCCCATTTTCTTGAGCTGGTGGTTGATCTTCTGGCGCTCT